GCCAAAAATGTCCCCGACAAGACCAAACTGTCCCTTGTCGTCAGCTCCGCCGCCGCTAATTAGTTTGCTGAAGAAGCTTCCTCCAGATGAAGGCAAACCGGGCGTGCCTGACATAGCCTTCAAAATCTCAGCCTCAGACAGACCAGCGTTTCTAAAACCCTCGACTGTTTTTGCAAAGTTTGGATTTTGAGCTACGAACTCATCTAAGGTGCCACCACCCCCACCAAACAAACTGCCGATTCCTTTGCCGATATTGCCGGTCAAACCACCAATACCGCCCAAAAGTTTACTTGCACCAAAACCGCCTGCCGCTCCAGCTAGAGCGCCTTTTAACCCTTTACCGCTAGCCAAACCACCAAGGCCACCGATAAGAGCTGCGCTTGCTCCGCCCGTAAACGGGGCCGCGATAATGCCTGCATAGGGAGCCACTTTCTTCACAACCTTTTTGAAGAACTTTCCAATCTTCTTCAGGAAAAACTCTTCCAAACCTGTGTTGGCGTTCAACGACGCGATGCCCATACCGACCACATATCGCTCTGGATCAAGGTCTAACTCGTTGAAGCGGCTCTCCACCGTAGCTTCAAATTGCGGGTCATCGAACATCTCAGCGGGTAACACGACCTCACCGGGTGTTAGGTGAGCAAGCACTGAGTCCCCGTTACGTCCCTGTGCAGCAAGCTCTGCCGCTAAGTCTGCCATCGGCGCTTGAGCAGCCGTTCGAGTTTTTTCCGCTAACGCGCGCGCAATGTCGGCCTCTTCAGGCGAGTCTGCAGTGTCTGCCGCCATCATGAATTCGTCTATCGCTGCGCTGGCAAGTTGTGCATCCTGATTGGGTGCCATAGCCGCCGGCATGGCGTCTACCTCTCCACCTGCCTGCATACCCATCGGCGGCATAGGATCATCGCCCATGAGGTTTTGGATTCTCTGTTGAAGCATCTGGTTCATGATATGGTCACCGTCACTGCACCTACCGCGCTCGTAATTGTTTGGCCTGTCGGATACGTCTGATGGCTATACAGGTCGCGGAACTGAGTGCCATCGAAAGCTTGATGAATCCCGTTTGTAGTATTAAAGATAATCGCCCCTGTAGCAAACTGAAGTTCGCTGATTTCAGTCGCATTGAAGTGCGGTGAAATGTTGATATCGACCGCTGACAGGTTCAATTCCAACACCCGAATCATGCGATTGAACACATCCGACGATACTGTTTCGCCCTGTGCGAGCGGCAGTCTCGTTTGTAATATGCTGCTCACCCACGTCGCCCACTAGGTTGGATATCAATGCGCGTCGAGCCTAGTCTCCACTTGTACCCGAGCTGGTTGTCTGCTGTGTTGTCATCATCTGACTCAAACCTGAACACGACTTGTCGCGCGCGGCTACGCACGTTACTGAACGTACTCGTTGGCGTGACCTGAGTGGTCGAGTCTGTTGTGAGAGATTGACCGGGGAAGTCTCTTCGTTTCAAAACGATGTTCATGGCAGGGGTGTTGGTGGCACCAGTATCCTGCACAAATTTCATGTCTGGGATGATCTGTTTTACAAAGCTGAACGCTTCTCCTGAGCTTATGTCCAGATCACCCGACTCAATGAACACACCAGACATTGCCGAGTCGTTGTCGTTGTAGCCTTGCTCGTGCTCGAAAACGCAGTTTGAGCTGGACGTTTTCGCAGTCGCTAACGGTTGGTCCTCGATGCCTGCGTCTAGCCATGCGTATCTGATCAAACTACCAATCGACCAGTGGTTCTCCTCATAATTGTATATGACGTAACGGCTGACCTCGCCTGTATCGTCCTCAATACTTGGATAGAAAAACCAGACCTCTCCATATTCTGAGTTGACACCCATGTGGCACTTGAACGCTTGGCCAAGGTCGAGATCGTTGAAGACATACTCTTGCACTTGGCACGGCAGCTTTTGCACCGATCCGTTATAAAAATAGAATCCAGTTTTGCTAGCGAAATAGACGCCATTCGGCGCGTTCGCTGCGGCCTTTGGCCCAATCAACCCAGCGCCTTCGTTGACGAGGTTGATGGCAAACGTGAGCGGCGGACCTATGAAGTTCATCGAATAGAGGGATGTATCGGTCCAAATCAGAATCTCTTGTCTGCTCTTGATGCCGCCAACGATGAACGACCCGCTACTCAACCTCACAGAGCCGGCGCTGTTAGTGGCAGTCGGCAAGAAATCTAACTCGTTTTCTGAATCACTGAACGCGACCAACATAGGATCAACCGTGCCGGTGCGAGACCCGCTCGAGAGGGGATCAGAGCCTAAGACGATCAAATGTCTATCGGTTTCGGACGTGATGACCTGCAGCCCAACAGTGGGGACGCCAGTCGCGCCGGTGATACCAGACAACTCCACCGCTCTTGTGCTCGTGCCGCTGTTTTCTAACCATCTATAAATACCGGCTCCGCGCACGTTGATGATTAGGTTTTCACCAAAATTGTCATGTGTCCAAAGGCGGAGTTGGTTGACGGCGCTGATCGCTGATGCAGAACCAAATCCTCCTGCACCCCAAGTGCCTAAACCCCAACCTGCAGACGAGACGTAAGTATCTAAGCCCACGTTTATCTGATAGGTGCCAACAACGCTGCTGCCGCCGTTACCGCTGTCGCTTGCATTTGCTGTGACGGTCGTACCGCTCGTATCTTTTGCTGTGATCGTGTAAGCGTTGGCGTTAGTGACCAAATCGATTTGATATTCTTGGTTAAGCACATCGGCGGTTACGTTCCCGCCCAAAGACACTGCCCCACTGAAAGTAACAAAATCTCCGCTGACTGCTCCATGGCTGGTGTCGGCGACTGTAATCGTGCTGCTGCCGTTTGTGGCACTGAAGGTTACGTCACCTGCGCTCGTGGTAGACCGAATCGGAGTAACATCGTTATACGAGAAACCCTCTTCGATGTAATATTTGAAGGTCGTGCCAACGCCCAAAAAACGAGTGCCACCAAGAGAGATCCACGAGTGCAAAGCACGACCAGTGCCAAGATAACTGTTTGATCCAAGCTTGAGCCAGCCGCCTACTTTTTCAACACGACCTTTACGAAATCGAACAAGGTTTGCGTCTACCCAGCCGCCTTTCGCGCTGTAGTCAGTTGCTTCCTTGTTGACTCCGGGCTGAAACTCGAGGGTTTGCAGCGCCACAGGTTATCAAGCCAGTCGGATGATTGCGCCGGTAGCAGTCGGACTGGGGAAGACGACCGTAAAATCACCTGCCGTACTAGTCTTGTCTCCGCCAAAATCGATAACCGCACAAGCCTTATCTGACTGCGTGTCGTTATAGATCATGCATCCGCGCGCCGTAACAGTTGCGTTAGAGAACGTCAAGTCGGAGAAGTCACATACGGCTGTGGTTCCGCTTGTCGTTGGAGTGACTGAGGTCAAGGTTGATCCGCCAGACGTGTAATTCGTTCCGCTCGACTGACCCGTGGTCGTGAAGGCTGTTGTTGAAGCGCCCAAAGTAGCACTAGACGTGTAGAGCGCCAGCTTGAAAGAGTTTCCAGAAGACGCTGTAAAATTATGTGTCCCAACCAAAAGCTCTTGCTTAAAACTGGTAGGAATTGCAGAACTGATAGCCATGTCAAAGCTCCCTAATTATTTTCGCCATCTCCTCATGGCCTTGACTTGCAAGCATTCCTTGCAGAGTCACACGGTCAGAGGCGATAGCACTCTTCATCCCTAGCAATATTAGAGTATAAACTTGGTTTCTGAAAGCCTCGGCCTGCTGTCGAATATGCGGGTCTGCCTCTGCAGATATGCCTACAATCTTCTTGGTTGTCTCAGTCGCCCAGAACTCTACGTCATGACCACGATTATCGGTAGTTGAGACCATGACTTGGCCGAGCTGAAAACCTATCTGGTCGTCCATCATCCTTTGTACGGCTCCGGTG